GCCTGGTAGAGCCATGGATCCAAATATCATCGATGGTATATTCGAACCAGAAGATAGTGTTCCTCTTACTGCTCTGAACTTTGGATCGCCGTGGGGCATCTTTGCTAAAGGAGATGTGACTGCTCTGCTGTTACCTGCTCAATACCATTCCACCTTCTTGGATGATCTGCTAGTACTACCAGGCTCTGTAGACTACAAAAAGTTTCACACATCTAACTTTATATGTGTTCCTAAGAGAGAATGTGAAGTACATATCAAGGCTGGGGATCCACTACTACACGTCATTCCATTCTGGAACAAAGAGTTCAATGCTGGTTTCGGTCCTGGGACAGATGTTCAAATTGATAAGTGGAACAACGAGATTCCAGGAGACGACAAGCAATACTACAGACGCTTTCAAATGTTAAAAAAGGTTTTTAGGTTATCCAAATGAAAATATTCGTATCGATCTGCTCCTATAGAGACCCTCTGCTACGCTATACACTCGAAAGTCTGATCGAGAACAAGTCTAGCAGACATGAGGCTACATATGCTATTCTCGAGCAGGTGGTATACAAAGACTCGTTAGAGAAGCTTTGCCCCGAGCTGGTTGCTAGACCGGATGTTGTTTACAAAAGAATCGATCCCATCTTTTCCGATGGTGTGGGTTGGGCTAGAAAAGTCAACTCTCTCAATATTAGAGATGAAGACTTCTTTTACCAGATCGATAGCCACATGGTATTTGATCCAGGCTGGGATAGAGCTCTTGTAGAAGATTACAAACGCGGAGTCAAGAAGTCGGGTAGCAAGAAGGTCATCATTGATGGCGCTACCAAGACCTATACATTAGATGAGAACGGTGTACCATGGAAACACATCGAGGGCAACGGTGTAACTTCTTACGCAAAGTATTTTATGTGGGGCGCTAACGATATCCTAGGAGTGCATGGTCACCATGTTCCACCTACTGCAGATGTTATGCCTACCTGTCACTGCTTCGCTGGGAACTTCTTTACACATGCAGAGTGGCTGACTAATGTCGGTATTAACCATCTGGCTTACTTTGATGGAGAAGAACAGCTTCTTACAATGTCATCATTTGAGGCCGGTTACCATCTATATGCTCCAACCGAGATCTATTGCTATCACTTTAACGGGTCTGGCGAATACACTACTAAGCAGTGGTACAAGCCTATCATAACCATGGAGAAGTACGCTGAGTATGTTGCGTTGTCTATCAAGCAGTGGAAACACTTCTTAGAGCACGTACAAGAATCTGTTTTGAAAGACTATTATGATGCTTACGGTATCGATTACATTGAGAAGAAAATTGAAGACAGAACAAGAGACTATCCTACTCTTGTCAGCAAAACTATGTATCCCATGGCTGAAAACGAAACCCATGTTATTGTCGAAAGTGAAGTAGAGAATGATACCGGACCTAAGACGGACTAGAGAATGCGGCGACTGTAACGAATGTTGTACGGGGGTATTGCATGCAAACGTCTATGGTAAGTTCATGGACAAAGGACGCCCTTGCCACTTTCTTGGTAAGAGTGGCTGCACCATATACTCGAAGCGGCCGGCAGTATGCAGTAGCTATCAATGCGAATGGTTGAAAGATGACTCTACTAACATCCCCGAATGGATGCGTCCGGATATGTCTAAAGTCATCATCACTCTGAGACAGTGGGGGGAAAACGGAGAGCATGTATACTGGCAGATAAACGAGTGCAACCAAAAAATAGACTCGACCATTCTAAACTGGATCTATATGCACGTCTCATCTAACAGCATTTGTGCCGACATCCAAGTAGACGGAAGGTGGTATCAGATGGGACCTCCAGAGTATACTCAATACATGAACAGTCGTCCAATCGAAAGATGATGATAAATACCAACATGAATAATAAGAAGTTTTGGCAAGAGCTTTGCCCCGAATTGACTATAGCAGAAGACAGCTGGCGAGTGACTCCTATCGAAGTGCCAGTTCGGGATGTGGGCTCTAAGATTATCACAGATGGATACTTCCACGAATCTTTTGATCACTGGGGCACTTCTTGCCCACTTGAAGATATGGCAAAGTGTATAGAGAGAATCAAAGCCTTGGATATGCATCCTGTGTGGTGCTTTGTTTACGATGAGTTTTGGTTCCTCACTACAAGAGTACATTCGTACATCAAGTCGGTGTTAGGCAGTCGCTACCGCAAACTACCCGAGATGTGGGCATGGCATGTGGATCCTGCTAAGCAAGAAAGAGGCTGGTCGATACACAGGGATAGAGGTCCATACACTCTCTTCGAAGACGGAACACCTAAAGCATTGTCAATATGGATACCTTTGACAGACACTAATGTTGAAAACGGCTGCATACATGTTGTGCCAGCTTATGATGATATAGATTATAAGAACTCTGAGTATACCGAAGAACTTCATGATCCGACTAAAGCAGTCGCCCTACCAGCAAAGGCAGGGGATGTATTGGGGTGGACTCAGCAACTTTTACACTGGGGTGGTGAAACGATAAATACCCAAGCGCCACCGCGCATATCAATATCTGTAGAGTTTGTTGCTGGGTATGTAGAGCTTCTAGATGATCAACCCTTTCGAGGTAGTTTTTTGAATCCGTTTATCGTACCTTGTTTTGAAGAAAAGACCGAAATCATTCTCAATCAGATAAAACAATACGAACACATGTGGAACAGCAAATGACAGAAGTAACGATCAAAGACAAAGTTTTAAGATTACAATCAGTGGACTTTGTGCCAGAAATTAATCTATATCTTTGTGATACCCCACACACAAGGGCGAGTGGCGAGCGCTTCGAATGCTGGCCTTATGCCTGGGTAGGCGGTAAAGCTCTTGCAAGATATATTCTAGACAATCCTAGCATTGTTGCTGGTAAGACTGTTGTAGATTTATGCTCGGGTTCAGGTATCGTTGCTATTGCTGCTAAACTAGCAGGAGCTACTCGTGTTGTGGCTGTCGATGATTACAACTACTGTATCCAAGCTATTCAGCTCAACGCAGAGGCTAATGGCGTTGATATTGAAACCCTGCAGCAAGATGTTTTCGAATACTCTCCGGATTATGGTGATGTGTTTCTTATAGGCGATCCGTTCTATGACGAGACATTGTTCCCTCACCTCAAAGCAAACTTTAGCCCTGTTCTAGTTGGTAGTCCAATCAGACAATCATACTACGGGTTCTTCCTTGTAGACCCAATACACAGCTATATAGTCGATTCGCCTGTAGGCTTCGATGAGGCGCTTTCATTCAACACCCATATTTGTTGGCTAAGTGACTAAGTTTACTTGTTTGATAACACCAGGTCGGTCTGGCTCTACGTTTCTACAAGTAACTCTTAACCGTCTTTATAATGTGTTTGCTGAAGAATCCTATCACACCATAACAGGTAAACCTGAACAATGCTTCTCGTCTATTATAGGTAAGACAGAGGCAGAGAAGAATGCGTTCATCAAGTCGAAGATTGAATACATCGAGGGACTGAATTGCGAGCACTACATAGATAGCGTTAGCTTGATATGTCAAGACAACAACATCGAGCGCTTCATTGATAACGGCTATGTGCCTAACGTAATCACGCTACGTAGAGATCCTCGTATGGTAGCGTTGAGTTTCTATGAGCTTGACTGGGATCCTATTACTCCTCCAATGTCATCGTTGGATCCAACAGCCCCCGATGCTATTAAGATGACACTTGCCGAGCCACATCCGTATCAACTATGTCTGTGGTATTGTACTGAGATAGAACGCATCGCCAGAGCCTATAAGGGTAAACTTGAAGCCTGGGGTGTAAAGCACTACGAAACCTCAATACAAAAGCTGATAGACGGAGACTCATTCCATAAGATGTTGAGCTATTTTGATATGCCATCTATTGGCTATGTGTATACAGATAAGATCAACGCCCTAGATGATTGCAAGAAGAGAAAGCTCCAAGCTAACGAGCGAGCTGAGCTCGAAGAAGAGTTTACCCGTAACATCAGAGCCAATAACGATTGCGAAGAATCCTTGTTGGATATGAATCAGTGGCAGTATTAGTTTCTGTAGATTGGTCTGGGAAAGATATCTTCGGGTGTGTTGCCAGGCGATACGTAGTGTAGAAACACTTGTGTGATAGAATTCTGTTCTACTTTAGGTCTATAGTGCCATCTACCACCATAGTTTTTTGCACCTTTGAAGATGATAGCATCGCCTTCTTCTAGTATAACCTCTACAGGGTTAGTGCCATCTTCGTCGTCACAAAACACTAACGATGATATGCCTTCACCGTCTTTGTTGATGAGAATCGTAGTAGAGTATTCGCACACATCTCTATCTCTGTGAATTTTGAGAGAGGATCCTCGTCCATACTCTCTAAAGAAGATGTAGGATGGTATTAGCTCTGCTTCAAATATTTGCTCGAGTAGAGGTGTATACGCTAAAAGAATACTATTGGCGAATATGCTAGGAAGTATCTGCGTGATTTCACCCTCGAGATATGGGTTGCTCTCAGGCTTTCTTAGACCATGAGAAAAGGATAGGTCAAGAAACGACTTGCACAATTGTATCACATCTGGAGTAAAGAAGTCTTTGATGAGAACGAACCCATGTTCTTTAAGATGTGCTTGATATTCTTGCATAGTGTACTTTCCATTTCACATATAGTATATATCATAGGTTTACAGGTATTATAAATAATAAAAACAACTCGGGATGATACTATGGCTGTACCAAATTCAAGAGCCCAATTCAAAGAATACTGCCTTCGTAAGCTAGGCAAACCTGTCATTGAGATCAACGTTGACGATGATCAAGTAGATGATCGTGTTGACGAGGCGCTAAAGAAGTACTACGACTTCCACTTCGATGGCTCAGATAAGATCTATTACAAGCATCAGGTAACTCAGACAGACATAGACAACAAGTATATCACAATGCCAGAGAACATTCTTGGCGTTGTTAACTTGTTTCCGATCTCTGATCCATCTGTAAGATCGGATGACATCTTCAACATTCGTTACCAGATTGCTCTGAACGACCTCTATACTCTGACCTCTGTGTCGATGGTTCCTTACTATATGGTTATGGAACATCTAGCGCTGATTCAAGAGCTGTTAGTAGGCAAGCAGCCTATCCGCTACAATCGTCACAAAGACAGACTCTATGTTGACATGGATTGGAACAACATCGGTATCGGTGAGTATCTACTTGTCGAGGCCTATGAGATTGTTGACCCTGATGTATGGACAGATGCATGGGGTGACAACTGGCTCCAGAGATACTGCACAGAGCTGATTAAGAAGCAGTGGGGATCAAACCTTACTAAGTTTACTGGTATGCAGCTTCCTGGTGGTGTACAGTTTAACGGCGAAAAGATCTATGATGATGCAGTTGCTGAAATCGCTAAACTAGAAGAAAATCTGATCGGTTCCTATTCACTTCCTGTTATGGATATGGTAGGATAAGACTTTGTCTACATCATTCTACTTCAATAACTTCAATAGCTCCATGGAGAAGCAACTAGTCGAGGACCTTGTGGTCGAGTCGATTAGAATCTATGGTAACGACATTTACTACTGCCCAAGAACTATAGTAGCTTTTGATGAGATTTTAGGAGAAGATTCTCTTTCCGAATACAACCAAGCTACAATGGTTGAGATGTACATTAAGTCTGTTGATGGATATGAAGGCGATGGTGTATTCCTTTCGAAGTTCGGTCTAGAGATACGAGATCAAGTAACATTCACAATTGCTAAAAGAACGTTCATTGACGAAGTCGGTAACTCGATTGGTGCAGTAAGACCTCGCGAAGGCGATCTGGTCTTCATGCATCTGAACCCTGATAGACCTCAACTGTTTCAGATTAAGTATGTAAACGACAGAGCTATTTTCTATCAGCTTGGTGGTCTACAAGTATACGATATCGTATGTGAGCTGTTTGAGTATTCAGGTGAGAAGCTCAGAACTGGCGTTCCTGAAATCGATAACATCGAACGCGACAACAACATTTCAATGTCTGGCTTCGGTCTTCTTACACAAGACGGCTTCTTTATCACAGATCAAGATGGCTATGATATTGTAAGAGGCGAGTACTCCCTCGACAATACCGATTACAATACTAATGCTGATGTGTTCTCTGACAACAATGAAATCGACCTCGAAGGCGATAGCATTATGGATTGGACGGAAGTGGATCCATTCTCAGAAGGATACGCATAATGTTTGGACAAACCTGGTCACATGACACAATCAGAAAGTACGTAATTCTCTTCGGAACGCTGTTTGATTCTATCTACATCAACAGAAAGAACAATGCAGGAGAAACTGTACAGACCCTCAAGATACCATTGAACTATGGTCCTAAAGAAAAGTTTCTTGCTAGAGTAAACTCAGATAGTACACTAAGTCAGTCGACAGCTATTACATTGCCAAGAATGGCATTTGATATCACGACGATGAACTATGCTGCTGATCGTAAGCCTAATACTATCAATAGACTGACCAAGGCATACACACCCGACAAAAATAAAGCCAGCTACCAGTATGCTCCTGTGCCTTACGACTTCACGTTCTCACTGTACATCATGGTCAAGAATGCAGATGATGGCACTCAGATCATTGAGCAGATCCTTCCTTACT